AATTCTCGCTCAATTCCTGGATCACAATCTGACATGCATAATCCATCATACGTCGGCCATCGGAGTCCTTCATTCTATGAAGAATTAGGGGTATCCGAAGTTGCGTTACGTAGTGTGTATGGGTTAGATATCGATCGGATAACTACCGAAGATCTGAAAAGCTTCGTTAGAGACTTCCTCGATGTTGATCCTTTGACGAGAGTGAAAACTCTTGTTCAAAAGGCTACCGGCTGGTTTAGCCGATGGCGTATACCACTAAGTAGCGATCGGGAAACGGGATTACTGGTCGGTTCGGAGAGAAATCTCCTACTTATCCTAAGACATTGGGGATCACTCCTCTTTGTCCGGATAGGATTCCAACTGTCATCTTTGTCTCTTCGATTTTCTCTATTACAGATCTCGCGACATATTTCTCTTATTGCCCGGTCCCAGGGAACATTATCAGCTATCCTTCGTATGAAGGTGGCTTTACATGTTATCTGGGGATACCTTGGGGGCCAACGTGTCTTAGACACGCGGCACCTTGGGTTTCCGGTTCAGTTATCACATGGTCTTCCTTCTTTTATCCCTTATCGGGTGCGACAGGCAATTCGGGATGGTAACATCCCTACTATTCGCTTTGTCACATCGCTGTTATACTCTTATCGAGCAATCCAGGCTGAATGGAAGACACCGTCGTTTGATACTATTGTTAATAGTCCTTTCTCGAAACCAATTAGTCACTTTACAAGTTCGCTTCCGTCTTTTACAAGATGGATCGAATCTTTTGGAGTGAAGGTTCGTTTTCCGGATTTGAATCCAGAAACCTCACCTTTTTCGGTTAAGACAGGGGCTAATTATCATGTAGCACCATTATCGGCGGCAGCGGACCTGAAAGCTTGGATAGGTGTTCCTGTGAACCATGTCTTGAATTTTATTCAAGGCACGGGTCAAGTTACTCTGCAACGGGTATGGGCGGAGATAGTAGAGGAGGTCTCTTTTCGAGATCTTACACATATCTATCGACGCTCACACTTCCGGCTCGGTAAACTGGCCGTTAAACAAGAGGCCGCAGGGAAAACACGTGTCTTTGCGATCACCGATTGGTGGACTCAATGTGCATTGCGTTCTCTCCATGATCACTTGTTTCAGCTGCTCAAATCCCTTCCCACTGATGGGACTTTCGATCAGGATGCTGCAGTCGATACGTTTCGAGTCGAGTATGCGAATACTCCACTTTATTCGTTCGATCTGTCAGCAGCTACTGATAACATTCCAGTAGTCTTGTCTGAATCTGTCTTAGCCTATTGGCTTGGACCAGAACAGGCTCGGCTCTGGAAGTTATTAATAGTTGATCGGGAGTTTGATCTTCCTTATAAAGTTCCAGG